AACGTTGGACAGCGTGTTATACTTCAAGGTGGTATGACAACAGGCTCGCAAACATTGACTGACTATGATTTAACTTCTCTATCCTTCGCTGCTCAACCTAATGGTGGTGTTATGCGAATGAGTCATACATCAAACTTCAACCCATTAGGTGGTATATATGTCGCTGAAACTAAGAATTACCTTTCACCAATTAATGATACAGATTGGGGTTCATTCAGTGATGCTACTTGTGATTATAATAATGACCCTACAATAGAAATGGACTCAACAGCCAAATTAGTTGTAGGTATGACTGTAACAGGAACAGATATACCGGGTGGTGCTACAGTAGCGAGTATCACTGATGCTGATACATTTGAATTATCTGCTTCAACAACGGGTGGGGCAAAGACGAATCAAACACTAATATTCGGCCCACCAGTAGGTAAGGGAAGTAATCCATATGTAACAAATGTATTCAATAGTGCATCAAAACGTGCAAACACGAATGATAAATCAATTTCATTCATGCTTAAACCTGTAAGATTATTGGATAAACAACACGTAGAAATGTTCAGGTCGAATTTGAATTTAGCAACAACTTCTCCTCAATACGGTAGTAATTATTTCGCCGCAACAGCAGGTGGTAGATATGGTGTATATTCATATGAAACTACGAATGGTAGAGCCACAGGTGGTGGATATTTTATGACATCTACAAGCCCTAATACTAATGCTCCTTATACACCGGTATACTTTATGGACATAAATGCAAGTGATACTAGACCAATAAGTAAAGGGCCTAAGATATTAGGTACAGGAGTATCTGGTTACGATACATCAACTGTAGATAATGAAGTGACTCGTATAATAATAAGTCAAAACACATTGGAACATTATCGTTCTGATGCTTCAAGAAGAAGAACATTCCAAGATGGTGAAGGGCTTCCATACTTACGAAAAGATTTCTCTATTCAACCTAGATTTAGTCAGTCGTTACATTCTAAAGGACATAAAGGAGATTTGAATCTTGACGGTGGTGACTTACCATGACAGTGATTAAAAACACTGCCACTGGAAGACATAATACTGATACATCATTATATGAAAAGAATGTTAGAAAACCAGTTTTTGTAGATAATGCAATTCACTTTGCTAAATTAGATGTTACCGATGGTATACAAAATAAAGTTACAATTGAAAAATCGAAATCCAATACGTTTCAAATTATGCCTGAAAATGAATTTGAAATTGTTGAGGGGGAATCTAATGTACAGATTATTCACAAGGGCGTTCATGGACATACTAGTTTGAATTCACCTTATTTTATTAATGATAAAATATCTTCTACAAATAAACCTGTATTACTTTATGATAGTTCTAATTCAAAACATAGACTAACTCCATCAACAGTAGAAAGTGCCACTCATGGTGTAAAATTAAACTTAGGGAACATGAAAAGTAGAAAATTAAAAGATATAGGGTTTAATGGGAACGATGTAAAAATCGGTCAACCTATAGATGTAGGATTAAGGACAAGTGATTTTGCTATTAAGATAGTTCAAACAGTAAGTGGTGGAATAAATAGCGCTAACATAGGAAGAAGCCTAAGTAGCACAGCGAATTCTACTGCAAGAAAACATCATTCGACGAGGTTCATAGGGCAAGATTTTCATAACGTCAATATCATGACAGCGCTACGATTTTTATCGAGACACGATGGAAGGATGGTATTACTTGATAGATTTGGTAATTTATTATATGTCCCAATTAACTTTTCAGAAAGCCCGTATAATATAAATCCTAACCTAAGATTTGGAGGACAAAGCGTAGATAAAATAACTAATACACCTAATAGAGTTACTATACAAGGTTTACCAATGGCTTTGAATGATAACGTAGTTGTAACTTTAGATGATACTGAAAGTCAAAGTGGTGTAAATGGTGAAGTGAGAGAGGCATCAGGAGTAATCACTGATATGACTGTAAGAACTTCTCTCTCTGCAAGAAGAGTGGCACGACAAGTTCTACGTAGTTATTCTTTAGAACAAGGTGCAATACATAGTTCGGGGCATTTTAACTTACTACCTGTGAGAGCAGGTATGGCGGTGAACTATGGTGGTAAACAATTCGTTGTTAGTGAAATAAGACACAACATGACAAAGAAAAGTAGTGATATTTCACTATTAAGCATCGATGTAGGTTTAGAAGGTATATTACAGGGTGTAGAAGAAGGTATTGTGTTTGAAACTAACAGAGCGAGTCCTTCAACATATATTCAAAATCAAGAAGAAAATATAACGATGTTTGGTAGTATAAAGGTAAACATTTATTCAAGATACCGAATAAGAGAGATTGGCGAAGGAGCATTTTTGATTGGTGGCTACCCATCGAGGGGTATTATAGGAAAGAATGGTTTAGCCATCGGGACGATAAAAAAACAGGAATTGAGGTATTGATATGCCATTATCTAATAGAATAAAAAGAGTGCTTTTACAAACAATCGCAGACAATATAAACGAAGTTATTGTAGGTTTTGACGGGACACCTGCAACTTCTGATGATGGTTCAGCAGGCCGTCCAGCAGTTACTTTAACACCAAAGATAACTATTGTGGACGATAGTAGTTTACTTATAGAAGCAAAATTAGAACGGTCAGATTCATTTACTGAAAACATAAAAGAAGTATATATTCAATACCGTGGTAGTGATAGTTTCACTCCTGTTGCTCGATATAATACTAAAGAATTTGTTAAGAATACAAACAATGAAGTTAAAATAGAGATTCTTATTGAGGTGGCATGATGACAGGCAACCCGTTATCTGGTCATACGAACCATAACTTGTCTGCGTTAAGCGGTACTGCATCAGCCGTAGATGGTTTAGCCGATGGTGACCATATTGTTTCTCCTACATTAACAAATATTCTTGAGGGTGTTCATGGTAATGGAGTTATACTTGAAGAAGATACAGCGAATGGTGCAACTAATAGAAGTGTACCTGAAAATTTACCCGGAATATGCGAACAAGTTACAAATACTTACACATTTACAGTAACGGGTGGTCATGCTGTAATTGATGGATTAGTTTATGCATTCGCTGGTGGAGCGGGGAGTTCTGATGATATACCTATCACTACATCCAGTGCACATAAAACTGGTAGCCCGTCTGCTTTGTCAGCAGGTCAAGAGGCACTTGTAATAGTTTATGTATCAAGTGATGGGGGTAGTGCTGATAATATATACTGGGAGTTAGGTACACCAGTAACAGCCGCAGCAAATACATATCCTTCTGCTCCAAGTTCGTTTTTGAATTTTCCTGACGCAAGTTTAACTGTGAAACAAAGTGTAGTTCTCGCTGTATTGCGAGTAGTGTATTCTTCTGGTGGAGGAGATTTAAAATTAAGTATAACAGAATCTAATGATAAAAGGGTGTTTGTGCGCCCCTCTCCAGTCTATTTTACCCCTGTTACTACAGGTGCGGTTGGAGCAGCAAACGCTCCGGTTGATTTACATACAGAATTAGATAATTTACATGGCGGTGGTGATGAAGCAGGTAACTTAACAGCATCAAGATTAGGTGCTATGTGGCAATCTCATGGAGCACAAATAGGTAGTACTACGGCTGGAGATAACCAAAAAGATGTATTGTATTATAGCGGTAATCATGCAGCAAGATACACTCGCTCAGTTTTTGATAGAATACTTACAAGTACTGCAACCAGTATCGATATCACATCAGCCGATGCAAGTATTTTGATATTAACACCCGGAGGGGCTGGAACAGTAACCACTAGCGGGGCTTTTCCTGCTGGTTATCAAGTTCAAATAGAAAATTTACATGCAAGTAATGACTTAACTTTTGCTTTAACTAATTCAACTACTTCAACAGTAAAAGCAGGTGGATATGGAAAATTTGTTTGTACTACAAGTCACGCAAGTGACCCTACCTTTGTACGTATTAATCCTGATATGGTTGGACTACACTCTATATGGGTGCCAGCCGAGGCGATTTCACCAAGAGATAATGCGGGATGTGCTGATTTAGCGACTACTGCTGCAACAACAAATGGAAGGCCGGATATCAGAGCACTGGGTTTTGATACCAGTTCGGATGAACATGCACAATTCACAATTGCTATGCCTAAAATGTGGAATGAAGGAACTGTCACTGCCGCCTTTTATTGGACAGCAGCGAGTGGTAGTGGAACAGTGCAATGGGCTATTCAAGGAGTTTCCTTGAGTGAAGGTGATGCAATAGATACAGCATTCGGAACGGCAGTATTGCCGGCAGCGGATACTTTGACGACAACAAAAGATGTACACATTAGTGCAACAACTGGCGCAATAACAATCGGCGGCTCACCAGCCGCAGAAGATTTAACTTGTTTTCAAGTCTATCGTGATGTATCTGGAGATAACTTGGGAGTGGATGCTTTGTTGTTAGGTGTCAAAATCTTCTATACAATTAATGCACGGAATGATGCCTAATGTTTGGTAGGACCGTTTCTGGTTTTGGTTCAAAGGCTAAAC